TGATTAGTCATTGTGCCAGTTCTCTTATTTTTAGGGTTTGTGTTATAATAAGTCTTACCTGATAACACCTGTCCATCACTAGCGTCTGCCGTCAGTTCTAAAGCACCCTGAACAACTTCATCATCAGAATCAGAAGTAATAGCACTGTAACCTTTTAGCACCTCTAACTTTGATGCTGTGCACTCATCACTCCCACTTCCTGCACCGCCACCGCCAGGAATCCACATCTTACCCATATTCCTACACTCCTTTCAACAATAAGGTAATATCCATAACAGGCTTTTTATACGCCTGAAATATTACTTGACCATTCCGTGTCTCTCCGTGATATAATAATCCAAAGGCTTTATTATAAGCTTTTACTTCCTCTATAGTCTCTGTACCCTTTAAAGCTTTACCAAGCTCTGGTTCATCTTCAGCAGTTATACCGGAAACTACCACGGTTTGTGTATATGGTCCTTTGCCGCTCCAATCATCAGCTTTAAGCAGCAACTCTCTTTTATTCCTGAGTTTTTCATTAAGAGACTTGTTATAAAAAGTATTATTAAATAACTGCTCAATCTCAACAGCCAATTCCTGACCATCTGCCGATGTTTCCCTATCCCATTTTCTTACCTCAGAAGAAAACTCCGGAGGATTTTTCATATCACAATATGCCATCATCATACCTCCTTAAAATATTTCATCCATATCATAAATCTGTGGAATATCCTCATCTTTACCTTTTCTTAAAAATGTACGGTAAGCAACCAAATCTCCATCTTCATCAAATAGTCCCATTTCAGATATTTCCTCTCCAGTTAATTCACCTGCTCCTAACGTCGCAGTATACCGGCAGCTTGTATTTTCTGTATTTACATAGACATGTGTTTCAATCTCTTTTTTTAGCAATTCACTATAAAGAGCAATCTCATTACCTGTGGTTTTTTTAGGAATTCCATTTTCGTCCACACCACCATTTCCCCATGCGATATTAGTGATCTTAGATAGCTGCTGGTCACCGGCATGTGCTTTGCATAACTTTTTTCTAGCTATAACGGTCATTACACCGTTTGAATTATCTGCCATAATCTTTCTCCCTCTCTTCTACTAATCATCTAATTATAAATATTACAAAATTGAAAGCCCGCCATTTAAGCTCCTATCTTTATCAAGTATCCATTGTCCTGATAACGGATTACAAGTAGTTACTCTTACATTCCCTGTTCTTAGTCCAACACAAACACTTGATTTAATAGTAAGACCGTTATTTTCATCAGCTTTTAGATTAATCTGGCTGAGCAGTCTAATTTTTTCTCTGGTATCTGCAGAAACCTTTGTCGAATTTGAACTACGGAAATATTCCCTTAAACTCACATTTTCTGTGACCTGTAATTTATAGTTCTGTCCTACTGGATAAAAATCTATCTTTTCATCACTGTCATACCCACTCAGCTTTTTTCCTGAAAGATTCCAGATACCATCTAATTTTAATATTGGAGCATTAAGTCTCGGATAAAATCTCCCCCTGAATCGCACTGCATTTGCAAGACTCACGTCACAATAACTTCTGGAACCAATTATAAATGCAACATGCTCCAGCCAAGAGCGGGCGTTCTTGTATAGTTCAATCTGCCTTTTTACTTCCACTCCATAACCGACAGGTATTTCGTGCTCCCCTACCTCAACTTCTGCTTTGAAGAAAAAAGGGTCGCCCCCATATTCATTCCACTCACGTATCTTACCTCCCTCTAACACTGTACCTAAAAATTCTCTAAGCACTTCTGGAGTTCCTGCATGCATATACCAGGCAGTAGTTTGTGTAAGTAATTGCTCCTTTAACTTTCTTGGCATGGTCTGATCATAATATTGGGTATTTAACTCTAAGGCCATCAGATCCAGAACAGGTTCCGGTACTTTGCTTAGTTCACCATACATGTGACAGGCACTTGAAAAGTCCTTTAGCCGTTTCATTGCCTGGCTGACTGCATAACTTAGAGCCTTAGTTTCAGGAGAAATAAGATTATATGGCATGATGTCTGTTATTTCACCATGATAAAAATCAATCATCCTTACGTCCTCCATAAACCAAATTGATTTTACCTGGTATAGCCATAGATGAATCCGGTATTTCTGTAAATACAGGCTTTATGACTTCAGCCATTTTTATTCCTGTTCCCATTGCTTCGTAGATTAATTGAGATGGATTAATATCTCTACCTACCTTCTTCTGCCACAAGATATAATTATTGCATGCGGTCTGAATTGCGGCCTTAATGGTTTCTTCCTTATCCCTGTCTTCATTTCTGATATAATAATGAAGTTCAATCTCATACTCCACCGTTTGAGGTCTTTTTACAACAACATGATCGGTTAAGGGCCTTATACTGCTGTTCCTTAAATAATCTTCTAATTCATTTAAGAATCCTTCATCAGGAACAGAGCCATCAGCCATAGTTATGTAGATATCCACCTCTCCAGGTGATTCCGATGTGATTCGGCATTCTCCGATAGACGGACTAAAGGTCTTCACCCAATATTCATATGCCTTTTGTGGTCCTGCAGTGGAATAACTGACAGGAGCCAAATAAATCCGTTCAGCCAATTCCTCATCAGTTTCTCCGTCTGTGCCTCCACTCGTTTGGGTAATATTAGATACCTTAAGCGTATACGGGAGAAGATCCGTAAGTGTCCTGATTTCTCCAGGTACATACCCATTTCCAACATTACCATTTATTCGGCATTTTGCTGGTATATCAACATAAAGATTTCCTTGTGGAATTTCACCAACATTAGTAGTTTCAAAATACAGCTCAGGACCTTTTACTTTGGTTCCCTTTGGTATCACAATTTTTCTTTCAACTGATGTTGATAAAGTAAAACGAATGATAGTCCTTGCTGGAGATGCTTCATTTCTTTTTACTTTTTTAAAAGCAGCTAAGTTATCAAGGAATTCGCCAGTGCTATACTTTAATAACCCCATTTTTGCAGCCCTATCTTCATACTGGTATCCCTGATATATGGCTGCTGCACAAGAATACAGAATGAGACGGTACGGATCTGCCATTGCAAGAGATTGTTCTTTGCCTGTCAGTTCTTTGTATTTATTCTCATAATCTTCGATCATCCTTGTTTGTAAATCAATAAAGCTGGTATTTTCAATGAAGCTGACTTCCGGATAATCAGAAAACCTATTTTTTAAGCTCTTCATTAGATTTCCTCCTTCCTTTTAAAATAGATACGGGGAATCATAACCCCTTCTCTTTTCTCAAATGAGATATCTTCAATTAAAACCCTTGGCTCGTACTGTTCCACCTTTTTACATGCTTCAAGATAAAATAAGCTTTCCGCAACATCTGGAGGTTCATCAAGGCATTCCCAGGAAATTCCAAACTCCCTGTCTATGGGTTGCGTTCCTGCTCTCGTTCCAAACAAAGTGGTTAAATTCCGTTTTAATTCTTCAGCCAATTCTTCATTTATGTCCATCAAAGATAGTTCGTATTGTTCCATTTCTGACACCTCATAAATATTCCTGCAATGATAAAGTTACTTTTGCGCGATACAATTCACCACCTCTTAGTATCACCTCCCAAGCTTCAGAACACTTTGTGATCACCCACTTGTTTTTTCCCACCATTTTTCTTCCAATAACCAATTTATTGGCTTCTCCGGATTCTGTCATTCGTTCCAAGTCCCCTAAAAGCTGTCTTGGTTTTACTCCCAGAGAAGCATCTAAAGTAATTTCAAGAGAGACTGTCTGCAAACTGGCCCCGCCAAACTCTGAAATAGGTTTTTGTCCTATTCTCTCCATAGAATTCCATGAAGCTGATATCTCTCTTCTCATGTTTTGAAACGTAAAAACTTTATTATCATTTACCCGAAATCTTAAGTTGCCTAAAAGACCAATCATTTTGTCAACTTCCTCTCTAATTCTTCCAACTTCTTTTTCATCTCCAGCAAGTCAGATAAGGTAATTGATTCAACTTCGCTTTCCATTGTAATTTGGGGTGAATGCAGAATATAATTACCATCCTTTATCACCTCATAAGACCCGGTTCCCAAATCTTTTTTGTATTCTACCTCTTGAGGAGGCTTATCCGTTTCATTCCAAAAACTCCCCAGAATAATACCTGAACTGGTATCGTTAGGCAGATGAAGCACTACCACCTGATCATTTACTTTAGGAAGCTTAAATTCCCCATGATAACCAAATAATGCAAGTTCCGATGTAGTACTGTCTCTGTCTGGATAATACACCCTAGCCATGGCACTTACTGGATTTACAGAAGAAATTCTTCCTATTCGAATCACATCATTCAAATGAACACTCCTTTCATGGAATTTGAAGATCCATACCAGGGTAGATCCAATATCCATGGTTAGAATCCGTTTTTCCCCGCCTCTTTGCTTCAGTTTCAATCATTTGTTTATTTGACTCATAGATGTCTTCGCACCTGGTTCCACTGCCATAAAACTGTTTCGCAATATTCCACAAGCTGTCGCCTTTTTGCACGGTATATTGGCTGCCGCTCTTGTTTGCATCATCCACCTTTGATGCCGAATCCTTTTTCTCGTTATCCTGAGATATACAGCTTAGACTGACCTGCATATCGTATGATTTTCCCGATAGGCTATGGGAGATCTTTTCAACAAAATAAATCCCATCCAGATTTCCAAAACCTGATAATTGAATATTGGCAGTTGCAAATAAGGACATCTTTGGTGGTAAGGTCAGTTTCAATTTACGTTCTTTTCGGTTAGCATTTCGTAATACACTCTCTCCGATCCGCCTAGCATCTGCCTCATTATCTGCTTTCTGATTGGTTTTATAAAGACGCTCCTCTGTTCCTACCATTACATCAATTGTTTTACTGTTTCCAGGATTTGTATAGCTGATCTTCACTCCGGTATATACCCCTTGCATGGTACTGTTATAAGTCCACTTTGATACCATTTCAGGGCGAATAATAAGCACTGGGGCTTTTTCAAAATACTGCTTCAAGTCCCAAATTACGAGTTTATTGGAATATACTTTTAATCCCATTCCGTATTTTTCACAAATATTTTTTAGAAAATCGCTATCTGATTGCTTATCCTGCTCTATTTTTGCAACCTGTATTTCTTCGGTGGACTCATATACAAGCTCCAATCCATATTTTCCTGCTAGTTCCCCAGCAATTAACCTTACGGTCGCAGATTCCCACGTTTTTGTATTTTCTGTTTCTTTAAAACATGTATTAACGGGAGCAGAAACACCATTGATGGTACAAGTAAAGGGAGGGGAATAGAAAGAAAAATCATCCACCAGAAATGTTCCACATGGGACAGTCATTTTTTCCCCCTCTTCATTCCAATTTTCAAGAATAATAGTTGGGGTAATTACATCTCCCTTTTCTGGCAACCATGTCCTGCTCCATTTTAGATCCCTGTCGCTTAATGTAATCGAGATGGTATCTGATTGGTCTAATGAATCATCATAGGAGTAATTTTGTATGTATTCCGATAGATCCTGCCAAACCTCGACCCCGTTGTAGATGATGCTTAAATACTTTTTTCTAACTTCACTCACAGGTTATCCCTCCCTTCCTGCATTATTTTCTCCACTCTGGAATTCCACTAGCCCCTTTTAGTGGTATCTCAGGTGTAAACACCTTAATACCTGCAGGAAAAACAAAATAATCCAGCAATGAAAAGTTATGCTTCATCAAGTGATCCAGATGTATTTCCGACCCGTAGACCTTTTTAGCAATTAAATCCCAGGTGTCTCCCTGAACAGTTTTATATACATTTTCCATATGTCCTCCTAAAATGAAACCCGGTATTGCTCATGCTTCAATTGCACGACCCATTCTTTAAACTGCTCATACGTCATTTGCACTGCGCCTGTTACCTCTTCTTGTGAGGCTTTTTTGCCATTAACATAAACAGTCGG